CGTCCCCCTCACGGACATCGTCGAAGCCTGGACCGGCGCGTTGCCGTTCACCTTGAAGGCGGACGGCACGCCCGTCGATCTGACCGGCCTCGTCGTCTCGATCGTGCTGAAGGACGCCGCGGGCACCGTCATTCGAGACACCACCAGCGGGGTCACCGTGACGAACGCGACCGGCGGGCAACTGGACTACGGTCCGTCCAGCAGCGACTTCACCGTGAGCGGGACGCCGTACCGCGTACGGTTTCAGGTGAAGGACGCGCAGCAGAAGATCGTCTATTTTCCGAACGGTGATGAGGGGCTCATCAACGTGAGGCCGCGATGAGCGAGTACGAGCTCGGCGCCCTCGTCGTCGTCACGCCCTCCACCGCGGAGCCGATTACGCGGTCCGAGGTGAAGCTGTGGCTGAAAGTCGAGGAAGACGAGACGGCCGATGACGGACTGATCGATGGTCTCATCACGATGGCGCGCCAGCGCTTCGAAGAACGCCGGCGTCGGTCACTGTTGAAACAGACGTTCGATTACGCGCTCGACGAGACGCCGTGCGCCGAGATTGTGCTGCCGCGATCGCCGCTCATCAGCGTGACGTCGATCAAAGGCTTCTCGTCGACGGATCTGACCGACACGGGCGGCACGGCGATGAGTACCTCCGGCTTTTACGTGGATACCGCGCATGTCCCCGGACGCGTCGTGCCGACCGGGTCGTTCTCGTATCCGTCGGCGACGCGCACGATCAACGCCGTGATCGTCCGCTTCACGGCGGGCTACAGCACGTCGAGCACTGGCGTCCCGGAGGCAGCCAAGGTGGAGTTGAAGCAACTCGTCGCCGGGCTCTACGAGCATCGCGGCGACAGCGCGGCGATGGCCGACGTGCTCGATCGGTTCGACCAGGAGCCGAGCGACTTTGATTTGCCGGACTGGGGCTAGATGCCGTACCAGCGAACACCGACGCCGATTGGGTCGCGCCGCGAGCTCGTGCGGCTGCAGCGGCCGTCGACGTCGGATGACGGCATGGGCGGCCAAGGGCCTGGCGCCTGGACTGACGTCGCGCAGCCGTGGGCCAACGTGACACCGCTCGATGATCGCAGCCGCGAAATGCTCGCGGCGAATCAGATCACGGCGCTGCACGCGTACCACGTCGATATCCGCTATCGGACCGGCGTGCGGCCGACGATGCGGCTGCTGTGGCGCGACAAGACGTTGCAGATTCAGTCGCTCGCGGACGACGACCAGCGCCGGCGCCGATTGATTCTGCTCTGCACGGAGGTCCAGTAAACGATGCCGACGAGACGGTCTTCAGTCGAAGCGGTGTTGACGGCGATCGTCAGCGCGCTGAAGTCGAGCACCGGCGTGACCGGCGTGGCGACGGGCGGCATCTACAACAACGTGCCGCAGAACACGCCGTATCCGTACGTCGTCGTGACCTCGCCGACGGGTCGGCCGTCCGACACGTTGGGCAGCCTGGGGAGTTCGGTGCTCGTGGATCTACGCGCCGTCAGTCAATACGCCGGCGACAAGGAAGCGGCGCAGATCATCGACCAGTGTCAGCGGGCGATCAACTTTCAGAAGCCGGCGGTAAGTGGCCATCGGATCTGTGCGCTGAATCTCGAGAGCGAGGAGCGCTACCAGGAGTTGGTCAACGCGATTCCGACGCGGCACCACGTCGCGACGTTTCGCGTCTGGACGGAGCAGAGCTCGTCATGACGGACGAACAGTTCGTGGCGATCGCCGGCTTGCTGACCGCGATCCGCGATGCGCTCGTGCCGGCGCCCGAGCCGCCGGCGACGGATCCGCCGACGTGTGCGCATCCGGAAGAGGCGCGCGTGTCGTTCGCGACGCTGCGCGATCCGCAGCACTGGCTGTGCCGGTTGTGCCGGCACGAGAACCGCGGCGTGCCCGTGGTGTAAGGATTCACGCGATCGCAGAGGCCCTGAGAGGCCGTTCACTTTTGTTTCGAGGCCCCGTCACGCGCGAAGAGGCCCTAACGCGCAGTGCCGGGGCCTTTTGTTTGTGCCCCGAGGGGAGATCTGACCGATGCCGACTGGAAAACATACCTTCGAACAGGCGCTGATCACGCTGAACGGCGTCGACGTCACGCAGGACGTCAATCAGGCCGAATTGCTGATCGGTCGCCGCAGTCCCGTGGATGTCACGGGCCTCGCCGACTCGTACGAGCAATTCATCGCGCCCAACATCCGGCGTTGGGGCGTGAAGCTCAATTACTTTCAGAACTTCTCCTCGAGCGGCATCTACCAGACGCTCAAGACGATGCTGCAGAGCTCGTCGGGGTCGACCGGGTTCGCGTTCCTGCTGCGCACGTACTCGACGGAGGCGCGGAGTTCCTCGAATCCCGAATGGACCGGCAGCGTCGGAATCGACGGCGACTTCCAGCTCGTCGCCGGCAGCGAAGGCGAGGCCAACAAAGGATCCGTGTCGCTCAAGGGGATGAGCACGCTGACGTTTCTGACCAGCTCGTCGTAACCCGAAGGGCCGGCGGATCGCCGGCCCTCTTGTGAAAGGACCGTATGGCTCTCTCTCGTGAAGCGTTACTCGGCGCCGTCGACGTGCCGACGAAGACCGTCGATATTCCGGAGCTCGGCGACAGCGTCATCGTGCGCGGCATGACCGGGCGCGAACGCACGATCTTCGAAAAGAAGTTCGTCACCGAGCGCCACGGCAAAACGAAGCGCAACTTCGATGCGTACCGGGAGCAGATCTGCATCTTCTGCTGCGTCGAGCCGCGGTTGACCGAGGCGGATCTCGAACGCCTGTCACTCGTCCGCGCCGATGTGATCGACCGCATCGCGACCGAAGCGATGAAGCTGTCCGGCATCACGGAAAAGGACGTTGACGAATTGGGGCAGAGTTCCGCGCCGACGACAGCTTCCTCTTCCACGTCTTCAGTCTCGCCCACGAACTGAAGATGACGGCGGGGCAGCTGCTGCGCGACACCACGTCGATGGAGCTCACGATGTGGTTCGCGTATTTCGAGGCGCGGGAATGGCGGCGGGAACGCGAGGACAAAGAACGCGAGATAGAACGTCGGATTCTCGGGGAGTAATCACGTGGCTGACGCCGGCGTCACGATGACGGGCTTGAAGGACATGCGGGCGGCCGTTCAGCAACTGCCGAAGGCCGTGACGGAACGCCTACGCGCGGTCGCGTGGCGCAAGGCCCGTGACGTGCGTGCCGGCGCCATGGACCGATTGCGTGCGAAGACGCATGGCACAGGCAAAACTGCGAGTTCGATCGTGGTCATCGAGGAAACGGAGCACAAGCGGTTCGTCGTCGCCGTCCGCGGCGATCCATCGCACCCGGCGAACCTGCCGCTCTGGCTCGAGAAGGGCACTGTGACGATGACGGCGCGTCCGTACATGCTGCCGGCACTGGAAGCCGTTTCGGATAGCTATGTCAAAGAGTCCGAGGCGGCCGCCGTTGACGCCGCGCGCGAGGCGTTGACGTAGATGGCAACCATCAACGCGATGATTCGGTGGGCCGACAACACCGACGAGTTGAAGCGCAATCTCGCCGAGGGCCTCGACCAGGTGGAAGCGCTGCGCGCCGGCGCCGACCGCATGGTGAAGTCGCTGGGCGGCGAGAAGCTCCTCCAGTCAGCGAATAACCTCACGGCGGCCGTCGACAAAATCGGCGGCGCCGCGAAGCTCACCGAGGCCGAACAGGCGCGCGTCAACGCCACCCTCACGAAAGCCATCGACAAATACGAGGCGCTCGGGAAAACCGCGCCGCCGGCGATGCTAGCGCTCCAGAAAGCGACCGAGCAGCATCCATCGCTGCTCAATCGCATCACGACTGCCCTCGGCCCGCTCGGCACGGCGATGGCGGCGGCCTTTTCGGTCACCGCTGTCATTGCCGCCGGGAAGAAAGTGATCGACTTCGCCAGTCACCTCACTGACCTCTCACAGAAGACTGGCATCAGCACGACCGGTCTGCAGAAGCTGGACCTCGCGTTCGAGCAAAACGGCATCAGCCTCGATACCGTGACGACGGCGACAACGAAGCTCGCGAAGAATCTCGTCGATGGTGACAAGTCCGCAGTGGGTGCGCTCACAAAGCTCGGCCTGTCAGTTGGCGAGCTGAAACAGATGGCACCGGAAGATCAGTTCGTGAAGGTCGCCGACGCGGTCGGCAGAATTCAGAACCCCACCGAGAAGGCCTACGCGGCGATGGCGATTTTCGGCAAGGGCGGCGCCGAGTTGCTCGCTGGTCTCGATGGTCACCTGAAAGAGACGACCGACAAATTCGAAGCGATGGGTCTGATCATCGACGAGAAGACAATCAAAGCGGCAGACGACTTCGGCGATCAGTTGGGACTGATGGGAAAGCAACTGCTCGGCATCGTCGCAACCGTCGTCGGTCCGCTCCTTCCGGCGCTCAGCGGATTGGGCAGCGTGCTGATGTGGCTCGGGCAGAACGTTATTGGTCCGGTTTTCACGTACTCAATCAAGGCAGCGCTGACCGTCATCGAAATGTTTTGGGCCGGGCTCGCGACGCTGCTCGCACACCTCGCGGACCTGGCGCAGAAGATTCCGATCGTCGGCAGTCATCTCGGCGCACTCACGAAAGCCAGCGATTGGCTAAAGGATAGCGCCGCGCTCACGACGAAGCACGTCGATTCGCTATGGCGCGCTACTGATACTGTCGGCCAGAGCGCGAAGAAGGCGACACCGCACTTGATCGGCCTGGGCGAGCTGCCGGATGGTCCGCTGAAGTCGCTGCTGCATAACCTCGAAGAAATGGTCACGAAGCTCACGCCGCTGCCGGGCCATTTTGTGCTGGTGAGCACGCAGGTCCACACCTTCGGCGACGAAGCGGCGAAGCTCGTTCAACAGGCAGACGCGATGGGCGTCAAGGTGCCTGAAGCCGTCCGCAAGATCGCCGCGGCGTGGAACGCTGCGGAGATCAACAAACTGATGAATACAGCGACGGCCAAGTGGCTAAAGGACCTTGACGAGTTCGCGCAGAAGGGCGGCGAGAAGCTCGAGGCGGCGGCCAAAAACATGGCCGACGCGATTATCAAGAATGACGACCTCATGCGGACGTCGCGCCGCGACACGTCCCAACTCGTGCAGCAGTACGCGTTGAGCGATTTTGAATTCCAGATCGCGCAACTGCTTCGCTGGCGCGAAGAACAGAAGAAGGCCGTCGATCGGCATGCGGCCAATTCGCGCGAGACGTTTGCCGCGATCGACGACGATTTCGCCGCCAAGATGGCACTCATGGTGCGCACGCACAACGACGCGCTCGCCGAGATGGAAGCCAAAGAACACAGCTGGCGGAACATCCTGATCGGGACCTTCGCGGATATTCCGAACTTGTTGAAATCGGCGTTCACAGGCGGCGGTGGGCTGAGCGGTGCGCTCAGTGCGCTCGTTAGCGGCCTCGGCGGAAATATCGGCGGCAAACTCTTCGAGGCCGGTGGTGCGCTGAATGGGATCGGCAACACGCTCACGGGTGGGATGTCGAAGATCTTTGGCAGTTCGATCGGCACCGCATTCGGGCTCGCGCTACCCGGCATTGGTTCGGCCGTCGGCGCGCTTGCTCCAGTGATCCTGTCTGGTTTCAAAAAACTGTTTGGATTCGGCCCGTCCGAGCTCGACAAGACGCACAAGGCGCTCAACGACTTTATCAACGGCGCCGGCGGACTTGCGACGCTGCAGCAGAAAGCTGCGGAGGCCGGGCTCAGTCTCAACGCCCTCTACGCCGCGCGCGATCAGAAAGCCTTGAAGAGCGCCATCGATGCATTCAACCAGGGGCTCGAACGTCACAAGCAGCTGCTCGCCGACATCGCGACCGGTATCGATGGCGTCCTTTCGGCCGCGCAGGGGCTGGGCGGCAGCGTCCCGTCCGCGCTGAAGCCGATGATCGAGTCGCTCCTGCAGTCGAAGAATCTCACCGAGGAGCAACGGAAGGCGCTCAGCGATCTCGCGAACCGCGGTCCTGACTACGACAAGTTGACCGAGGCCGCGAAGAAGTACGGCCTCTCGCTCGCCGACCTGGGACCGAAATTTCAGCAGGCGGCGCTCGACAAGTTGTCGTTCGAATACGCCGACGATTTCCGGCAACTCGTCGACGCCGGCGCGAACGCCGACAACGTGATCAAGGGCATGGCGCCGAAGATCCAGAAGTTGATCGATACGTCGGTGGAGTTCGGCGGCACCGTGCCGGAGAGCATGCGACCGCTGCTGCAGAAAATGGTCGATCTCGGCTTGTTGGTCGACACGAACGGTAAGAAGTTCGACGACCTCAGTTCGTTCAACTTCAACGACAGCAAGTCACCGCTCGACATCGCGACCGACAAGCTGGTCAAAGCGATCGAGCACCTCGGCGAGATCCTCGCGGGTCTGCCAGGCGTCGCGCAGAATGCGGCCGGCGGGATCGCTGGCGCGCTCAATTCGATTCCCAGCGAGAAACACGTCACCGTCTATATCGACGAAGTCGGGAGAGGCACCGACTACGCCGCCCGCGGCGGGCTCGTGACGGGCTCCGGGATTCAGTACCTGGGCGGCGGCGGCACGGTGCTGCCATTCGTACCGCGTGGCAGCGACGTCGTGCCGGCGATGCTCACGCCGGGTGAAGGCGTCGTGAACACCACGGGCATGGGAATCCTTGGCCGCGGCGGCCTGCGCGCGCTGAATAGCGGTGGCCAGGTCGTCGACATGTCGGAAATCAAGGCGATGCGCAAAGCCGTCGAACGCCTCGAGGCGCGGATGACCGACGACAGCCGTCGGCAAGCCGAACGCCTCGGGCTCGCATTAAGCAACGCCTTGATTCGTGCGAAGGCGAGCGGTGGACGATGAGCGTGGCGGCCTCAGTCCGAATTGACGCGCAGTTCAGTCCCGGGGTGTGGACCGACTTCGGCACCGATGTGATCGCGGACGCGGGGGTGCGATGGCGCCGTGGCCTGGCTAGCAATACGCCGCACGACCGCGTGGCACAACCCGGCACGCTCGAATTTTCCCTGCGGAACGACAAAGGCAATCTTGGAGGAACGGCCGGATGGTACTCGCCGAACCACGCGAGCTGCCGCACCGGGTTTACGTTCGGCATTCCGGTGCGCGTGGTCGCGAACGACGGCAGCGGCGACAAGGTGCTGTGGCGCGGCCGACTCCGCACCATTGACCCGACGCCGGGGAAAGAGCTGACGCCTCGGACGATCTGCACGGCCCACGACGTCATCGGCGACCTCGTCGAAGCCGACGTGCGATCGATTGCGCCGCAGGTCAGCCAGACCGAGGTGCAGCTGCTGCAGGCGGTGATTGCCGCCTTGCCGACTGACGCGCAACCGCCGGCGACGAGCTACGACACGGCGGTCGACACCTACCCGTACGCGTTCGACGACATCGGCGGCGGCGTGAAGGCGATCGAGGCGCTCACGCGCGTGACGGTCAGCGCACAAGGCCTCTTGTACGCGAAGGGCGATGGCACGCTGCGCTACGACAATCGACACTCGCTGACCCTCCGGACGAGCAGCGCCACGATTACGGAAGCCTCGATCCTGGCGGATCGCGGCCTGGTCGTCCCGAGCACGCTCACCAACATCTTCAACCGCGTGCGGGTGACGATTCATCCGAAGACGCCGGCGGCGGCGACGGTGTTGTTCGCCTTGACGGGCGCCCAGTCGGTCGCGCCGGGACAGTCGGTCACGATCTGGGGTGACTATGCCGACCCGACCAATTCGCTGAAGTTGATCGGCGGCACGAGCTTCACGACGCCGATCGTCGCGACGACCGACTATCTCGGGAACGGCCAGGCGGATGGGAGCGGCGCGAATCTGACGTCGTCGCTCAGCATCGTCACCTCGGCGTTCGCCGCCTCGGTGAAGTTTGTCGTGACGAACACGTCGACAACCCAGACGGTGTGGATCACGAAACTCCAGCTGCGCGGGACCGCCATTTACGACAACGCGCCGCAGACGTTTGAATCGTTCACGGCGCAGACCTACGGCGATCGGCCGCTCGACGTCGATCTCACGTACCAGAACGACGGACTCGTCGCGCAGGATCTCGCCGATTATTTGAAGGCGCAGTACTTGAACCTCGGCGATCAGATCGACGAGTACGCCTTCGATCCGCAGGTGTCGAGCACGCTGATGACGCAGGCGTTGACGCGCGAGATCGGCGACGTCATCACGCTCTCCGAAACGATCACGGGGCTGTCGAGCGTGCCGGCGATGATCATCGGCATCGAAGGCTCCGCCGCGGCCGGCTCGTGGCTGCGCCACCGGTTCTACTTGGCGCCGAAAACGGTCGGGTCGGTGTTCGTGTTCGACGATGCCGTCCTCGGCGTCTTCGATGCCGCTGATGCGCGGTTCGGGTACGCCTGAGCCCTGAGGCCCCGCGAGGCCGACACATTCCTGAGAGGCCCTTCGCTGCGCATGAGGCCCTGAAGCGCAGAGCACGAGGGCCGTGGTTCCGTTTCTCCTGACGCCGCGCGAACACCACAACGTCAGCTCGCTCGAGGAGTACCGCGAGCGGCAGGCCGCCACCATCGCGGAGCGGCGCCGCCGCGGTGCGCGGTACGAGCTCCACGACGTCGAGACGCCGATCGAGGCGCGCGTCGACGCCGGCACGTGGCTGGTCGACTGCGAATGCGGCGCCGGCAATGCCACGGATCCCGCCTGGGGTGTCGCGTGCTGTTTCGGCTGCGGCGCGATTCACACGACCGTCGTGTTCCCGGCACCGCGTACGTGTGAGGCCATCGAGCGGCTGCTCGTGGCGCGGCCCAAGCCGATCGATCGGGCCTGGCGGCCGGGCGAATCGCTCGTCGATTTGATGCGCGAGAACCGCGACCACGGCTTCGACATCCCGGTGAGTGTCGAGCCGTGCGTGCATGGCGGTGACGCGTGAGCTTCACCGCCTATGCGACGGCTGTCGCCGGCTCGATTTTGACCGCCGCGTTTTGGAATCAGCAGGTTCGCGACAACGGCAACGTGCTGAAGACATCGATCGCTGACGATGGCACGCTCGCGTCGACGGGCGGCATCCTCACGACACCCGAGCTCAAGGCGTACAAGGAAACGAAAACGGGGCCGTCGATCTCCAGCGGCACGCTGACGCTCGATTACTCGACCGGCAACAACTTCGGCGGCGTCACCCTGAATCAGAACATCACGACCTACAGCGTGACGAATCCTCCGGCGAGCGGCAAGGCCGGGTTCTACACGGTCGTGTTCATCGGCGATGGCACGCAACGGACGATCACGTGGCCGGGATCGCACAGGTTTCCCGGTGGTGTGGCGCCGACGCCGACGGCCACGAACAGCAAGCTCGACGTGTATTCGTTCCAGACGTACGACGGCGGCGGAAATTGGCTGTGCGTTGGAATCGCGCAGAACCTCTGATGGGGATCCACGGGCGGATGAGCGGGCCGTTGCTGAGTTACTCGGGGCCGTCGAGTGGGCTGATCAACCTCGCTTCGACCGCGAAGGGCTCGGCATTCCTTGGCATGGCTGCCGGTACATGGACCATCACGGTCACCGGGAGGGTCACGCTCTCCGTTGATGCCGCGGCGGGCGGCGGCGGTGGTGGCGGCGATACGACTGGCAGTTTAGCCGGGTGCGGTGGCGGCGCCGGTGGTGGCGTGTCGAAGCTGACGCCGATCGCGATGGTGCCCGGCAAGACGTACACGTTCACGGTTGGCGCAGCTGGGACCGGGACGACCGCGACCGGCAATGCCGGCGGCAACACGACGGTGTCCGACGGCACGACGACGTTCATCTCGCTCGGCGGCGGCGGCGGCGGCACGGGGCCGGGCGGCGCGCAGTCAACGGGCGGCGCCGCGACGACCGGGAGCAATCTCGTCGCAGGCGGCAATGGCAACAGCGGCGGGGGCGGGGGCGCGAGTGGCAACGCCGGCCTCTGTAACAACAACGGCGCAGGCGGCGGCGGTGGCGGCTCCGGCACTGGTGCGCCGGGCACGCAGGTCGGCGGCCAAGGCGGACCGACCGTGACGGCCGGCACGACTCCAGCGGGCGCAGCTGGAGGCGCCGTCGGCGCGAACGGCGGCACCGGCACCGGCGGGGCGACCGGCGGTGGCCAGAACGGCCAGGGCGGCGGCGGTGGTGGTGCGTCAGGCTCGCTGCTCTCGGACGGTGGCTACTACGGCGGCGGCGGCGGCGGCGCAGGCGGACAGGACGGCTTCGGCAACGTGACCGGCGGCAATGGCGCGCCGGGCGCGTGCGTGCTGACCTTGACGAGCATTCCGTAACGACGACAACGACAACAAGGGGGCGGCGATGGCGGTGGGACTGAATGTAACCAAGCAAGACGTCGACATCGTGGCGGGATCGATCGCGAAGGACTTGAACATGACCTTCGGGCGCATCACGTCATTCAAGGCGTGGCTCGACTCGAAGACCGACGCCGAGCTGATCACGCTCGGGTACGTGCAGGCCGACGTCGACGCCCTGCGATCCGCGTACGGCGACGCGAATCAGCTCGCGACGATTTTCAACGGCACCGCGACGCTGGGGGTCGCGAAGGATTTCCGCACGTTCCTGAAGCGTGTGTGGGGGCTCGGGTCCTGATCCCGGGAGGACACGACGATGGGCGAACTCACACACGACGATCTGCGCGCGGCCACCGCCGACATCAAGGCGTACGTGCGGGATCGATTCGACGGAATCGACGGGCGACTCGATCGACTGAACGGCTCGGTGTCGCGGCACGAGCGCGAGCTCGGCGAGAACTCCCAATCCATTCGCAATCTCGAGAAGGAAGTCTTCGATCGCCAGCCACGCAGCGCGGTCCCTGAGGATCAACAGCCTGTCGTGAGTCGCGGCGATATCAAGAAAGTGGTGGGCGCGATAACGTTGATGGGCGCGGCGGCCGAAGTCTTCCACCAGCTCGGATCGTGGCTCTGGTCGGTCCTGCCCGTGCTGATGCGTGCCGGAGCGAAGTGAAGGTCGTCGGCCCGTGCCTCGTCTTCGTGGTGTACGTGCTGCTGACGCTCCTGCATCTCGCGGCCGCGGCGCCGCGTGTGCGACTCGACGTGATGCCGCTCCGCACGATCGGACCGATTGATGCCTGGCATGTGCGCGCCTGGGTCGAGCGCGACGATCTGAATCGAACGCTCCGCGTGGAAGCGCATGCCGACAGCTACGACCGCGCGACCGAGCTCCCGCTGAACGGCAGCTTCGCGCCGCGTGTCCTGGACGTCTGGTGGACCGGCCGCGTGCCGTGCGGCGAATACGTTGTGGCTGCCAGCATCCTCGGACCGAGCCGGCAGCTGCTCCGGCAGACGCGCACGCGTGCGGAGATTTGCGTTGTCGCGGAGGGGCCTTGACGGATCGGCGGAAACGCCCTCCCGCCCGACCTACGCGCGATCGGTTTGAACCTGCCTGATGTTCGAGGTATCGACGATCCTCAGCGCGTGCCACAGATCGTAGTCGACCTGCAGCGACAGCCACAGCCGCGGATCCGTTCCGCTCAACGCGCCGAAGAGTACGGCGGTTTCGGCGGTCACGCTTCGCTTGCCGGCGACGATCTCGTTGAGGCGATTCGTCGACATGCCCATCCGGCGCGCGGCCTCTGCCTGGCTGATGCCGGAGGGCTTGCGGTATTCCTCCTCGAACATCTCGCCGGGATGCGTCGGTGGTCGACGCATCCGCGCGAGATCCGCGCCGTCGTCCTGCGGCCGCGGCCGCTCAGCTCGTTTTGCGGCCGTGGTAGTTGTCGATCTCGACGGCATATGCGTCTCCGTCCGTGAACTGGAAGATCAACCGATAGCGGTCGTTGATCCGCATGCTGCTGAAGCCGGGCCGGTCGTATTTCAGCGGCTCGAATCGCGAGCCGGGTAGCGCGCTCAGATCCTGCGTGGTCTTCGCGTTGTGCAGCAGCGTCATCTTGCGCTGCGCGGGTTTCCAGACGTCCTTCGGAATGCGGCGAGCGGCTTTCGTATTTAGGCCGTGGTAGATGTCCGAGGTCGTGTCGTTCGCGAAACTCTTGATGGCCATCTTCTCTCTCCCTTGCGGGCGGCGTGATTGCCAACCGATTTAATTGAGACAAGTATACACGGATACCGTGTATGTGTCAACCCTCCCGTTCTGGATCTTCGAAATACCAAGTATCAACGGATGGCCTCGAGATCCGGCCGAGCGGCCGTTGGCTCGCATCGAAGAACACCAACTCCGAGGCGTCCTCCGTCGCATAAGCCGCCTCAGGGATCCGCACGGTCTTCCCGCCGTGAAAATGCACGACGGCGGCGCGCCTGGCCGGCGGCTGTTCGGTCACCGTCCGGCCCTCCGCGGCGATCGGCGGCGTGCCACCTGGCGTCACGCGGCCGACGGCGAAGTCCTCGAGCAGCTGCAGCATCAACGCGCGGAGCGGCCAACCGTCCCGCTCCGCGCGGGTTTTGACGCGTTTCCAGAGGCCTTCTGGTATGTCGCGCAGGATGTATTGCGGCATGAGCAGCTATTCAACCTTTCCGGTTTGCAGTCGATCGATCGCGATCGCCAGCAGGGCGCGACGCCGGGTAACCGGCAGGCGGTGCAGCTTCGCGCGCAACTCGCGAATCGTCATGTTGTCGATCGCCTCGGTGGTTTCCTTCTTCGCCACGCGCCAGGCCTCCGCAGCCGTCTCGTTCGCGCGATGTTCGGCGACGATGCCGCGGCGCTTCGCCTCGTCCGGCTCGAGCTCGACGAACTTCGGGTCCGGGACGACGGACACGGAATCGTCCGCCTTGTGCTGCACGAGCAGCCGATACTTCGCCGCGACGATCGGCGCTTTGAATTTCGTGAACACCTTCGTCTTGCCGCCGGCGTCGAGCCAATGGTGCTCAACGTCCCCGTCTTGCGCGCGCACGCCGATGTACGTCCAGATTTCCTCGACATGCTCCGCGTTGTTGTTGGCGGCCGTCGGTGTATCGGTCATGAGTGCCTCCCTGCTCGCCGGTTACGCGGCGAGTAGGTCGGCGTCGACGGCGTCGTCGACGACGCGGCCGGCACGAAGGATCGTGTCGGCCGCCTTGAAAATCTTCTGCGCGCTCCGCTCGGCGATCGGCGCGTGGCCGTTCCGCGCGTTCCAGTGCTGGATGTAGCCGCGGCAGTGCTCCGCGCCGGCGAGACCGAGCGCCTCGAGGCAGACCAGCGCGACCGCCTCAGCCTCGACTTCGCGGATACTGCGCGGCGTGTGCTCGCCGTCGGTCATCTCGTGCTCAGTGGTGTGGCCAAGCACGACGTGCGCGAGCTCGTGAAACCGCGTCTTGTGCGGGAGCTCGGCGATCGGTGAGACCGCGATCGAACGCTGACGCGCGTAGCCCTGGCAGTTGCCATCCGTCATCGTGAACGGTTCCTCCGTGACGCCGAGCGCCGTGAGCGCGATCGACGTGTCCCAGCCCGCGATCGCCGGCGTCGTGAACGTGGCGCCGTCGGTCTGACTCAACACGAACCAATGCGGCCGGTAGATGAACCGCGTGAACGCCTGCGGCTGTTCGTCAGGCTCCGGCGCGTCGTCGGTCGACCGGCGCTTGCAGGTGACCGGCATGCACAGCACGATCGCCTTCTCGCCCTTGCGCACGGAGCGGCCGAGGGCCTTCCAGTGCAGGAAGGTCGCGATGGGTCCCGGCTCGATGCCCCGGGCGAAGCACTGCACGAGCGCGAGCAGCTGGTTACCGATGCTGTAGCCGTGGAACAACGAGTACGCGCGGGAGATCAAGCCAGGTTCCGAAACCGCTTTCTCGAGGAGGGTGGCGAAATCGAAGGTCGTCGGATTCGTCTGGGCCATCTGCTCTCAGCTCCTGAATGAGCCGGCGTGATTGCCGAACCAAGAGCAGTATACACGGATGCCGTGTATGTGTCAAGGGACCGATAGTATTTGGGGCGCTGATCCTTCGGTTATCCTCGAACAGACCGCGGCGCGTCCTGTTCGAAACTAAGCGAAAGCGAATCAATTAGTTACCGATTTTAGGCGCGACAAGCGCATTCTGGCGGCATCGCGCGTCACACGCCATCGTGATGCACACGCGCGCTCCGACCAGTTCAGCTCCTCAGCATCTTGGCGCCATTGAGAGCGCTCGTCGACGAGTTTAGGTGCCGTCTGCGCGAGCTTTCTTAGCGCCTCAATCGCGGCGAGTAGTTCTTCGCGCGTGAATCCCTCCGCGGCGGCTACGACTTGAGCAACGCGATCGCGCCATCCGTCGCCAAGTTTACGAAGGCGTTTGATCCGTGCCTGTCGTTCATGCTCTTCGCGACTCACACCCGTACGGGCGCGCACGATTGCACGCGCACCGACAGGATATTTCGTCTCGGTCCAAGCGTACCGTTCCCAGTACATCGTCAGACTCTGCGCGGCATGGGGATGCGCTGACGCGACTTCTAGAATCGATCGCCGATACCGCGATTCGCCGGTCCGACTCCTATCCATAGCGCTCGCGATTTCTGTTCGCTCCTCGGGTGTCAGATAAAATCGCGCGACGTCACGCGCATTGACGGTCTGCAGCGCGAGGAAGTAATCGAACTCGCCAGGATAAAAGTGATACGGCCCGGTAGCATCGCTGTAGTCACGCCAATCTTTCGAGCGCAACATGTCGACCGTAGCGCGCGTCAGGTCGCCAAGCCGTCCCATGTTCGGCACGTCGCGCGAGAACTTGAGCACGTTCTCGCCATGTGTCCTCAGCGCCTTAGAGTTCATCGATCGCCGTCCTCCGTATGAACCCACTTTGGCAGCGCCGTGCCTGTTTGTTCGCAGTGCCGACGGATGCGCCACATCGCGGCGGCACACGCCTGTTTGAGTTGCTCGGGAGTCGCAGTGTCTAGTTTCCGAATGCCCGCCTGCCGATAGACCTCGACTCTAAAATGCTTCACCTGATCGCGCCCCTGCACTCCCGCAACCCATCTGGCCGCGTGGTCCAGCCGTTTGCGATAGACGTCGTGATGTTCCCGCGTAGTCAATCCGCGGCTCACCGGTTCAGGGCGTCTTGACACCGCGGCCGCTCCCAGTTGAACCGGCGGCTCGAAGGGCCGCGCCTGGTTGAAGTTCTCGATCACTGCTTGGACACGTGGCCAGATTGATTCCGGCAGGTTCTGGGCTCGCAGCGCCGGCGCAAGCGTTTCTCCGATCGCGGGATCAGCATCGAATGTCCCGGTTGTACTAACGGCCGACACCACGTCGAGCTGGGCGTCAGCAACTCCGACAAGTTCTTTATCATGCCAGCCTGGCACCGATGTGCCGCGCGCCTGATCTTCCGGAGATATGGTCGACGATGCCGGCACTTCGATTTCGTGGACCATCGGCGCGAGGATTCCGACGAACTGTTCGACGAGCTCCTTCACGTCCGGCAGAATGATTGCCGTCGTCAATGGGTGGCCGATCGCCTCACGCTCCCAAGGTGTGACACGTTGTGCACGCGCCACTACCTGCCGTATGTATTGCGCGGTCAGGACGTTCGTCGCGTACGTGACAACCGCGATCTCCGGACAGTCGTAGCCTTCGCCGGCCATTCCCACGGCGCATAGCACTCCGACGCGCTTTCTGAGTCGGAAGTTTTCCAACTTCCGATACGCGTCAGGGCCGTCAGCGGAAACGACGCATTCAGCCATCGGCAGGAGACCACGCGCGGACATTTGTCGATCGACCTCCTTCGCAAACGTGCGGGCCATCTCTACTCGCTGCGTCACGATCAGCGCTTTAACAGGTCCGTTTCTGGTGTCTCGATGGCGGCGCTGGAGTTCATCAAGCGTCACCTTCACAAGTTCCTGAACCCATTCCTCTTTAAGATTCAGACCACGCAATACGACACGCGCATCATCGAGATCAGCGATCGCGCTCACAGTGATTTCAGCTTTTTTCAAATCGACGATGTCGACCGTGGCCCCTACACGGAAGAGATCGGGTGCGCGCAGTAAGCCTTCGCGGACCAACTGCTCGGGATGAATTTCGTAGTTCGTTCTCGCTTGAATGCGCGCCTCGCCGTGGTCGCCGACCACGTTGTCGTACTGAACCGTCGAAATCCGTTCGGTCGGCGAGGTCCGGAACAACGTTCCTGAAAGATTTAGGACGTGTGCGCTGAGTCCTGTCCGCTCGTCACCGACGAGCTCACGTATCGCCTTGGCCCACGCGGCTCCTCCATTGCTCTCGTCGTGCACAGGCTGTCCCAAATGGTGCACTTCGTCGAGGACGACGAGCGTCGCGGTGTTCAGTAACGCCGTACGATGTCCCTCGCGAACACGTGGCGAAAGAAGGGCTTGATAGGTATTACAAACGCCATCCATCTCCCTCAGTTCGAGTCCGCTCTGCCGCGCGGCAGCGTGTGTGTCAAGAGCGATATGGCACTCCGGCAGAAGCGCGCGCTGCCATTGTTTAACGAGGGGCACTCGAGGAACTAAAACGAGCAGCCGATTCCAAAGGCCCGCATCCTGTCCTCTGGCGAAGACTGCGCCGGCAAGCACCGTTTTACCGGACCCAGGTGCCGCCATCACGGTCGCTAGCCGCTGCATAGTTAACGGCTCCAACACGCGGTCCAGCGCATCCCGTTGCCAGGCGCGAAGTGCCACGCGCGTGTCGAAAACGTCGCGGTTGCCGTTCTTCAGATTGCACGGCACGCACCACGCCTCGAGGTTTTCGATTACGGCAGGCCCGCCGTGGCTCGCCGCGCGCAAATGGGCAACATGGAAGTGATCCCATGTGATCGGCGCGCCGCAACTTTGGCGTTCGCAGATGCCGCGGCTTCGAGAAAAGAGTTGTCGTCGAAGGCCAGGCGAGATACGGCGCAGGTGACGTGATAACGCTGCCATCGGGCGCGGCCTCCTGGACAAAAGATATGTGCGCCCGCGCGCGGCGTCGCCTGCGGTAATGTTGGATTCAGCTTTCGAATCGGCCTGCTACCACAGCGCCGAGCGAGGGCGAGAAACGGGGCGTCTTCTCACTAGGCGCTCCGTTTCGTTTCTACAAAGCTCGTGTGGGTACTTACTGCGAGCCGCGCGCTTTTTCAAGCGAACAGTGAAAATATAAATGAACCGGTGCTTCGGACCCACACGGTCTCGAGCGGAGCAGCTGCCGGCGCCCGTTCAACCGTCCGACTTCAACGGGTCACGCGGTTCGTTCCACGCGTGGCCGCACTGCTGACACTCGTAGCGATCTTCGAGGCGGGAGAGGGCACCGAGCCGCAGGCCGGCGCGTTGGTGGCAGCTTGGGACAGCGACGCCACGCCGGCGCCGGCGATGGGGGTCGTCGTCGATCTGTGTCTGCCATGAAGGTCCCGCGAGTGGTCCCGCCGCGCCAGCTTTTTCTGGTCCCGCCTGCGACGGGGCTGACAGACTGAAATCGTTGATTCTAGAGGTGGTGCGGAAGGGGGGATTCGAACCCCCACGCTCTTGCGAGCGCCAGCCCCTCAAGACGCTCGGCGATTGTGACCGAACTCGACGCGAATCAGCGCGTTACAGCGAAACCCATCCCATATGAGCCGTCGCGATGATGGCTGAATTCCTTCGCGTTTTGTCGCCGTTGGAACGTCACTGGTCCCGTTTTTCGCTGGACCATCGCGCCTGCGCCGCATGGCGTGCCGACGCGCGTCGTTGCTCGTCAGTCAGATTCGCCGCGCGCATTTGGCCACCGACCGCGCCTCGCGCGGCCGCGACAGGATCGCCGTCAACGAGCGGATCGATCCGACCGTCCGCGTAGGCGCGCAGCAGGCCGAGGAGCACGTCGCGGAGGCGATCGCCGGCTTTGTCGCGGACGCGTCGCCAGAGCGCCGGGGGAATGCCGCGGAGGCGCCAGTCCATTTAGTCCTCCGGCCGCGCGCGGCGCCACGCGACGAGCGCGCCCAAGCTCGCTGGATTCGGGTGGTACCGCTTCGACAGGGAGAGCCAGCGACGAATCGATCGATCTGAGACGCCGATCTCGATCGCGGCCGATCGGATTGACACGGGATTCGCGCGGCCGGGTGCGCGGCTGGCGGTTGACGCATGGCGCGCGAAGAAGCGTCGCAGCGCGACGAGCTGCTTGCGCGCGGTCAACGTGGCGGTCTCCGGATGTCGCGGTTTCCCGCGCGGCCAATGACCTTTCGGTTTATTGGCCATGTCGTCCGTTCCCTGTCACGCGCTGGAACAAATCGATCGCCGCCCGCGTCGCGGCGAGGGCTGCCGCCATCGCCTCGTCGTGAGCAATGAGCACATCCTCGTGCGCCTTGATCGCGTCACGCATGCGGCGCAGGTGTTGGCGATCTTCCGGGGTCATTCTCAGCTCTCCTTGTGAGCTGGTTAGTGTCGATCGGTCGCCGAAAAGAGGCGCAACGCTTTCTCGGTTGCGGCGATCACGGCGTCGATCGCTTCCCCCTGCGCATGGTTGGCCGCGGCAATGGCCGTCAGTGCGTCGCGGAGGCCCGCCACGGTGTCGTCGAACGCGGTCGACGAGCGGCGCAACGCGATCTGCGCCGCGGAGAGATCTGCGAGGACGTCCTGCAGGCCGGGGGTGTTGTTAGTCATAACTCTCAGCTTCTCCTTGTTGGAAGCTGGCGGCGGGCGGGAGGCCCGCGACCGATGTGCAGATCATAATGCGTAGCGGCTACGCATGTCAAGCGGTCAGTTTCGGTCGATGTTTGCTGAAGCGCCGCCAAGGCTGCGTGACGGCGGCCGCGATCGGCAGCAGCGCCGACAGCCGCTCGAGCGGCCCGAGCTCGTGGACCGGCCGCAGGTGCGTGTAGCCCTGCGTCGTCGCGATGTCGCGCTGGGCGAGCAGCGACGCACGCAGCGGCTCGGACAATCCCTCCATCTCGGCGAAGAACGTCGCGACCGCGTGCCGGATCGCGTGGAAGGTCACGCCGCCGCGGCGCATGCCGTACGTGAGGCCTGCGCGCTTCGCTGCGGCCGCGACGCCGGCGCGCACCGATCGCACGCGGCGGCCGCGGTAGCTGACGACGTAGCGGCCGCGGTTCCGCCGGCGGGCATCCTGGAGGATCTCCCGGAGCTGCTCGGTGACCATCGCGACGATCGGTTCCTGCGTCTCGGCGTCGGTCTTGTGATCGGAGACGGTGATGCGCGTCAGCCCCGCATCGAGATGGAGCGCCCACTCGAGCGCGAGCACGTTCTCGAGCCGGAGCTTCGGCGCGAGCGCCGCGATCGCGAGCGCCAGGCGGACGTGATAGCTCGCGACGGTCATCCACTCGAGCATCTGCGCCGGCGTCAGGTCGACGTTCCGCCGCACGCGGCGATCGCGCGGGACGCCGACCATCGGGTTCTGCGGATTGCCGGTGATCTTTCGGTAGCGCGGCACCTGGGCGACGCGGTACATGCCCGAGATCGTCGAGCGGTAATGATTGCGTGTCGAGCCGGCGACGCCGCGCGCAACCATCCAGTCCTCGAACTCGTCGAGCAGCTCCGGCCGCTCGATCGGATCCCACAGCTTCAGATCGTGATAGGGCTCGCCGGCGACGACCTTCGCGGGATCGCTCGGCCGACGTCCCCAGAACCGCAACACGACTCTGATTAGGTCGTCGACGCGATCAGGACGCTTCACTTTCTTCCGCGTCGTTTCGTACTCGTAGTAGACGCCGGCCCATTCTTGGAAATAGGGCGCGTCACGCGCGTCGAAGATGCCGGCGCCCTGCCGGCGCAGTTTCGCCTTGAGGTCCGCCTCGAAGGCCTCTGCGTCTTCCTGCGTGAGCTGGCCGGTGCTGCCTTTGTACTGTTTCCCGCGGAACTGAAACTTGTACGTCCAGGCCTGCCGGTCCTTCTGTTTGTAGACGCTCACCGAACGAGACTCACAAAATCGCGCGGCGGCCGCGGCGGATCGTCGCGGTTGCAGTCGGGGCAGGGCTCGCCGGCGCCGGCGCACTGGTCATCGTGATGGGCTGGCCGATGGCGATGCGTTTCGCAGACCCAGTACTCGCCGCCGCAACGGGCACAGATCCAGCCGTCGAGCTCGAGGACTGCGCGAAGGCCGTCCGCGTCGGCAAGCGCGAGCCCGCGCGCGGCGTACCGCCGGCCGGACGCGAATTCGCCGTTGACGAAGACCTGGAGCTCCGCGCCGGCGGCGCCGCCGGCGTCGCGGAGTTCGGCGCGCCGTGACTGGTCGCCACGCGTCAGCGTCCATAGATATTCGCCGGGCTTCGGCTGACGCGGCGGCGGCGGCGGTTTGTTCGGCGCGTAGAAGGGCAGCTCGTCGCTCATCGGACAAAAACGTCTATTTTGCGCCTGACTCTCCGCCGAGCTTCGAACCGTCGGCAAACAGGATCTCGTCGGGCAGCCAGACAATTTTCATGTTGTCGAGCGACGCGTTTCGGAGCGCCTGATGCGTTCCGATGAACTGGTTGTATTTGATCGCGCCTTCCCACGTGGACTTCTGACCGGCGCCGATCGGATCGGAGATCGTGAGATGCGTCGTGAAGATCTCCTTGCCAAACAGGTCCGTGAATTGAACGCTGCCCGTGAACGCGCGAACGTCTCGGCCGGATTTGTTCTCGTACGCGCACTTGAGCGTGATGTAGTCCTCGAATCGACCGCCAATGGGATTCGACGGCGTGAATCCTTTATCGAAGACAGTTAAGGCAATCGCTTCGCGCATCTGCGCGGCCATCGCGTCGGCCTTCGCCTTCGCCTCGGCGGCCAGCCGTTTCTGTTCTTCTTCCTTCGCCTTCGCGTCGGTTTGGAGCTTTCGTTCCTCGGCGATGACCTCACCGACAGTCTTTCCAACAATCGGTGGTTCGGTGGTCTTGAGCGCGGCCGCGGCCGCGCGGCGCATCTGAAACGAGGTGAGCAGGCCGAATTCTTCCAGCGTCAGACCCTTGGTGTCTTTCAACTGCTCCATAAACGAGTCTTTGTTTTGATCCGTGATCTTCAGCTTGTGCGGATCCTTCGAGCAGCCGACGCCAGGCAGCATGAGCACGACGACGAAGGTGGTGCAGCGAAGCGAGGCGCTGACGTTCTTCATACGTGCAACCCTTCATTTCTGAGAACTTCGTCGACGATGTCTTCGATGACTTTCAGGACTCGCGGACGGACGCCAGCGAGGATCTGCAGCTTGTCACCGAGCGATCGCGATCGCCGTCGCCGCCGCCGGAACCACCACAGATAGAACTTCGCCACCGCGAGGGCTCCTGCTGGGGGAAGCGTGGAGAGATCGCGCGACCGACACCGTCCGATTGTGACGTGAGCGTCATGACTCTACCGTCCAGCAGCGCGTCCGTTCAACCGCTGTCTTTGTAAGTGCACGAACTTTCATCGAGTGTCGCAGGTGGTTGTCCTACGTCACGCGCTGCGTTTGCTTACCTTCGATTTCCGCGGCTGAAGTTCGGCGATCAGCGTTCGCAAGCTGTCGCGCCCGCGCGGCGTGAGCTTGCTCCACTCGTCGAGCAGCTCGCGTTCGGCTGCTGTCAACAATTGCGTCCGATCTTTGCCGTAGAGCGATTCGATCATCTCAGCGACGTCCGCCTTTCCCGCTGCGCGCAGAACCGCCGACGGCGATTCGCCAGACACCCGCGCCAACCGTAGGCAGTTCGTGACGTTGAAGGGAAAGTCATTGGCCTTCAACGCGCGGCTCAACCGCGACGCATCAATGTCCATCGCTTCCGCGAACGCTTTCTTCGACGGGAAGCGACTAACGGCTTTATTTAGCAGCTCAGTGAAGTCCACGCTGGCTCGAACATATGGAGCCGCTGGACTTGCTGCAAATCAGTACTGGACGGGATTGAATCCGTTCCAGTCATTCTTGACTGTACATCCAGATCAGGCGTATCGTCACCCCTCATGGGAGCAAAACCTGCGCGGATTGACAGTGCGTCCAGTGGCAGCGCGGAACTCGATCGCCTCGAGGCCATCCGCCTCGACCAGGATTGGTCGTACCGCGAGCTCGCCGCCGATATGCGCCGCGCGCGGATTGTCGTCTCCGACAAAACACTGCAATCGCTCCTAAGGTACCGGCCGAAACGGCCGTACGACCGAACGCTGCACAAGATTCGCAAGTACCTCGCGGCGTTCGCAGAGCTGCACCCCCCGCAAACGACGACCTCGTCGTCGAAGCGGCGCGTCCACGCGTGACTTCCCAAAGGTCCGAACCCATGGCGAACCACGGCACCAATGTCCGTCGAGCGAGTGTGGAAACCGAAGGCGCGCGACACGACGAGCGTTTTGTTGACGATGATGAGGGGGAACTCGATGGCGCAACGGTTGCCGGCAGTTTCCAAGACGTCGACAAACGGGTCGCGGTCCGCATTTGGTACGACGTGACTGCGGCGATCGACGACAAGGAACTCGCGTACGACTGCGGGCTGAGCCGCAGCTACTACTCGAAGATCGCCAGTGGGGAACAAGGTGATCTGCTCGGCCTCGTCTACCGCGTTGGGAAGAAGCGTCCCGAGCTGCGACGTGAGTTCTTTGTGCGACTCGCCGAGCACGAAGGCGTCGATCCGGTGAGCGCGGCCGCCGAACAAATGGTCGTGGCGGCGCTGCGGTTTCTGCGATTGCGCGGCCTCCGGGTCGTGAAATCGCGCATGGCGAAGGCGGCGCTGTGATGGCAGACACGAATCGGCTACTCACGCTGAAGGAGATCGAGGCCGAGAGCGGCATTGATCGCGTCACGCTCTATCGACTCATCGCCGCCGGCGATCTCGCCTGCGTGCGAATCCAGCTCGGACCAGGCGCGAAGCGGAAGACGCGCGGGCACATTCGCGTCAAGCGATCGGACTGGGACGACTGGGTCGAACGGCATCGGACGCCGGCGACCCGTGCGCAGACGGCGCCGGCGAAGCGGCCGACACGCGCGGACACCGTCCTCGAGCTGCCGGGCGCCGGGCGGTACGTGTCATGAGCGCGACGACGTCGGATCCCACGCGTGGCTGGCCTGACACGTGTTCGTTCTGCTCGGCGCCGGCGCTGTCGTCGTTCTATTGCGGCGCGCTGTGCGCTGACCACTACCGAACGTTCTTCGCCATGCACGACGCGCTGAACAGGGTCAACGAGATCTCGGCGCCGGCCTTGGTGGTCGCACTCCAACAGATCAGGCTCGCGCCGCTGTCCCACGGAGACGAGGCGATCGCAGAGATTCTACGGATCGCCGACGAGGCCATCGCCGCCGCAGAGATCGCTGCGGCTTCGCGTGAAGGCGGACGAAGCACAGAGAACGGTGCGCCGGTCCAACCGGAGGGGTTGGTGTGATGCCAGCCGTCCGCTCCAATCTGGTGTTGGTGTCGCCGGATCCCGCGCACGAACTCCGCGAGATCGACGCCGCGATCGATCGCGTCGTCGACGAACATTTCGCCGCGACGGGCAAACCGCGGTTCCACGGCGGCCGCTGTGGACGGATTGATCTTCATCACCAGCTCGTCGCGCTGCACGCGCGCAAACAGGAGTTGACGGCGCAGATCGCCGAACGGGCGAAGCGCTCTCAGAAGGCTTCTGAGAGTTCTGAGAAGGTAGCGACGCGCGCCGGCTAGCGCGCAGGAAACGACAACGCCGCGGCCGCGAGCAGGAAGATTCAAAACACCCGCGGCCACGGCAGCGACCCCCCAGGGACTCGGGAACTTGTGAGGAAGCCGAGCCATGAGGCGCAAGCCGATTTTAGTCGAAGCGCAGTGGTTTACGACGGCGGATCTCGCGCGCGCGATCGAACGATCGCCGCGCGGCGCGACGTGGATCGCCGATCAGGAGAAGCTGACATGCGCGCGCACGCCAGCGAGGCAACGCCTCTATTGGAAGGACGACGTGCTGCGCCTGGTCAAGCGCCGGACCGAGGCGCGGCTCAGGAACGTGCGCGCGCTGCGGCCGCGACGGTACGGCGTGCCCGGCGAACCGCGCCAGCTCTCGTTCTGGGGACCGCGCCGAGTCGAGCCCGTGCGTGGACCAGACGCAGATTTCACTACCGGACTCGGAAGTACATCACGCGGATTCGTTCCGGAAAAGGAGCGGGTCCGATAACGGGTCTTTGGTTAACCCGGCTCACCGAAAGGAGGCGCCCCGACGCAGAACTTTGGCTGGGAGAACGAGTGTCGAGCGGGAGGCCGCGCAAGCGGCAACGCAACGCGGCCTCCCGGCGTGGGGGTGATCACGGACCTCAACCGCGAGGAGGCAGTCGAGCCCGCGCCACGGTTCCGAGTGTAGCAGAGGAGCCATCTCAACATGCCGACAGAGAAACCGTGTTGTCAGACCGGCCCGAAGTGGATCGTCGAACGGCTGAAGGATAAGCACGCACTCGCGCCACTGACCGGGCAGGACTGGCGCGCGCTGACGGCGTTCTTTCACGCCGTCGCGCTCTACGGCAATTCCGACGGCGACGGCCGCCGGTCGGCGTTGCTGGCGATGGCGTACCTCGTGCGCGCGATGCAGCCGTCGACGCGCCATCTGGCGAAAGCGGGCATTCCCCACGTGCTCGACTGGAGTCACGAAGACGAGATCTGGCGCCAGCTCGAGACGCTCGATTCCGATGCGCTCGAGGACGCGCTCAACGTTCTCGGAGGCCCGGCGTTGTGAGTGACGTCGAACAGAAAACGCGACGCGGCCTCCCGGTGACGATTTTCGTGCGTCGCGTGCGCGACCGCAACAGCGGCGACGAGTACTTCACCGCCGCGGAGACGCTCGACGAGTTCGACGATCGCGATGTCGTCGGCATCTACCGACGCACCGAGGTGAAGACAATGCGCGTGACGAGGAAGCTGCAGTGACGATGCACGCGATCGAAGTGCGGCGTCTTTACGAGCGCAGCGAGATCGCGCAGCAGGGCGGCGCGCGCAATCCTCGTCGGTGTGACGGCGACATCGATCCGGGACGCGTCGTGCCGGACGACGACGATTTGGACCGCGGCGGCAACGGCGACGACGACGACGATGCGGATCGCGACGTAGACGACGATCCCGACGGCGACGCCTCGTGGCGGAGTGAACGTTGAATGTGCTGCGGTCAACACCCGTGACGCGAGAGCTGCGGGGCACACAGCTCGGCGTCACGACTGGCGTAAACGCGGGGTGACGGAAAGGAGTTCAGCGAGCACGAGGGCCGATCGATCGGCGCGTCGCGGATTCCCAGCGCGCTGAGGACCGATCGGAACCAACGAAGCGGCACCGGCGACCGGGCTCATCAACCCGGTCGCTGCGCATCTCCTGGATGAACAGATTCGAC